CTTGGTTCAATTGGTCCGCGACCTAACAAATCACCATGGCATGAGCCAAGTGACCTGAACCATACGCCGAGATTAAACATTGCTTGCCAATTTCCAGTAGTGTCTTTGACTGGTGAGTGTTTCAAGAACTGAACGTCTTGTGGTATCTCACACGCATCGACTGTAATCCAATATCCTACTTTCTCTGCTGAAAGTTGCAGATCGACAAAATCGTCATCTACTATTGACATACATATCGCAATATTTGCCAAATTGTTTATCAAAGTCGTTATCGTGGAACCGGAAAACAAAATATGCCCCTGAAAATGGAGCTTCACTTTATGTCTGCGGTCTTGACTGCGAATGATAAACGGCATATTGCACTGTCGGACTAGGTGGTTCATGACCTCCCTTGCTCTTCCGATCGTCATGTCTTGTAGAGCTTCGAAGACTCTATCACCATGGGATGCGTCACACTTGGATATATCAATGTTTTGAATAATAACGCGATTCCCTCGACGATATGAAAGACACGAATCATCCGAGAAGAAACAAAAGTAGTATCTTCCAGGTGGATCTATGAGTTTCTTAAAGACTTCTCTCAGAACCGTTGGCTCCGGTGCTTTGATGAATTCTATCAACCCTCCCTTGTACCAGAATTTATTTTTCTCCATTTCAGCTTTCAACTTACTAACTAATGGAGCTCCGATGAGTGAGGAAGGAACGTGCAAATTGAAAATGCATCGTCCATGTTTACCAAACTTTGCTAGTTCGCTTCCTTTCTGGTTACACTCAAACTGTCGTCTTTTGGGCTGGGAATACCACCTCTCTCTTCCCTTGTACGAATCTTTTAAATATGCCCAATGTGCCTCTCTCAGTTTCCGCTTGGGGTGTGGATCATGTATAATCTTTTCGACCTCTATGTCGTCTAGATCGTAACGTTGATCAAACATGTCACGAGCGAACTTAAGGTATGGACCAACAACACGAATGAAGTTGGCATCCTGATTCCTCTGACACAACTGGTAGGCGTTTCTAACCTGCTGCTCATTGCACCCAGCAAGACCACTCTTCACTGGTACACCTGATAACCTTGATGCAAATGCTTTGTCCATATTGTAATCGCACTTACGTAACACTCTCGGATTGTTTCTTGGGGCATAAAAACACGGTCCAAAGTGTGTGTTATATGTGCCATCCACTCGTAGATCTGACCTACTACTCGGTGGGAAACAAATCCTTCCATCACGATACCATTCCCTTCCTTTGCCACGTGCCACAAACTTGCGTCTATCATAGAAATCTTCTAATGGAATGTCGTCAAGTACGGGTGTCACACGATACACCGTGTGTATCGTGTGACAGCCCATGATGGCGTGGCGGCCAATTAGTTTAAATGAAGTGAATTGGTAACTGGGAGTACGTGTTTAATGATATCCTTGAATGAGAATCGTTGGACAAAATAAAGTAATGTGTATGTGAATATTTCCGGGTCACGCGCTTGAAAAAGATTGGCTCCTGCCACTCCTTTGAGAACTGCGTTATGAAACACTGCGAAATTATTTGCATTCGCTCCTTGTGCATAAACATTCTCGTCCCAGCCCCCTATACGTTCGTACAATGTGACGAATATATCTACCCTGATCACGCCGGGTAAAGGGTTGCCTATGTGGAGTTTTGCTGCCCGTCGATTGAATGGCATGCCAGCTATGAAAGTTCCTCGTCTGGATTTCACCTCTGCCATCTCCTCATCCGGGTATTGAATTTTCCCAATCCATGCTAAGATATTTCTCCATGTCGATGGGGCTGTTAATCTAACTTTACTTATTGCAGAACTGACATTGAGATTCACTGCTCGAGTGGTGAAATCTGGTGGTTGGATTGGATCACCTCCCATGTGCGGCAAGGGTGGAGCTTGTGGAATTGGAGGGAGTGGTGGGTCTGGTGGTCGATCCTCTGGCGGGTCGTCTTCCATAACTTGTTCGATAGGCGGATCCGGATTGACTGGTGGTGGTGGAGGTGGTGGTGGATTTGGTGGTGGTGGATCTGGTAGTGGATTGGGTGGAGGTTCTACAGGTGGGTCCAGGTCTGGTGGGTCATTCTCCTCGGGAATTGGAGGTTCGTCCCCACCACTTTCAGGGTCATCGCCATCGGAACTGTCACTTCCGTCATCTGAATCACTGCCTGCTTCACTCGAGTGGTCATCCTCGAGTTCTGGCGGTTGTTCCAAAGGTGGATCCTCTGGCGGTTCTACTGGTGGCAACTCTGGAGCAACCGGGACGTCATCTAGCACAAGCGGTGCATTATCCACATCCTCATACTCCTCAACAATGTCAACCACTAGTGGAACTTCATCTACCTTTTCCTCTTTCTCTTCCTGTGGTGGAATGGGTGCCTGGCCTTCTTCGACTTCAAGGAGGACGGGATCAGGTGGACGGTAAACCTCTAACGTAATCGCCTCCTCTTCCCTCCCATCCGGATCTGGCAAAACGAGCTTATGCAAGACTTTCCTCACTGGCTTCTTCCTGCGTATGCGCTTTGGTTTCGGCTCGATCCTTTCTCCAGCAATCATGATCACTTTCTTTTCCTCGTTATCTTCCGCGGGTGGTAGGTTACACGCAATTTTGCGTTCTGCATTCACCTCTCCAAATGGTAAAAATGGCTCATCCGCGTCAAACTCATCAGGGAACATGAGTTCCAGAGCTTGCCTCCTGGCATCCTCTTCACCCAGTTCTCTCTGTCTGTCGTTCTCCTTCTCTTCAGTGATCACCTCAACTTTCTTCCACTTCTTTGCTCTTATGACATGATAATGGTATGGATTATCACAATGCGCATCCTTACACAATATGAGGTCGCGATCCTCCACAGGCCTTCGCTTCCCCCCAGTCTTTGCTTCATGTCTAATTTGAGCTGGGTTTTTCCGTGGGTGACGATGTTGTTTTTTGTCACAACCCACAGCTGGATGACTATAGTTCGGACCATCTCCTTCCAGCCCATATGGCTCAAAAGGTTTGTCCTTGCTCTTCTGCCGGTGCGTTCGGCGAGTACACCTCTTGTCATCTCTTTTCTCTTTCTCTTTTCCGCTCTTCTTCTTCTTGCGTCTCACCTTCTTGACCATTGTTCCGTTCACCACTGCTAACCTGCACCCCTTGGGCAACAGGTATTCTGCGTCTTCCTCTTCATCAATTTTAAAGACGGACCACCAGTCTATACTTGGCTGGTCCTTTGTCTTGCTGTCTGTTTTTTGTGATTGTGGATTTCGTTTTTGTTGGTGACGTTTTTCCGTCGAGTGTTGGTCTACTATGGTTGGTTTTGTAAGCGTTGCGGCCTCCAGGGAGTCACCGCAGCCACGCCCGTTCGCATGGCATTTAGAGTTATGGCTGTCTGTAACGTTCCGGACGCCAAAAACACTAAATGTTGGCCCATCTACTGAGAAGTGGGAACTACTTTCATTAGATTGTGACATCATAATTAAAGAGTTTTGATGAAGGTGGAACGCATGAATTAAAAAGAAAGAATTATGATTTACAACCGTGATCGTTGTAATTTTTATTTTGTTTACCTGTTTTTAACGCGACGTGGGAATTAGCCACGAACTATTAGTTTACCGGAGTCTTCACTCAAGTCGGTGTTTGGTCTACGCACAACGGATGTCCCACTCAACGTGTGAAACACGGAGGATAGTGGCCGACGCTGCATCCATTTTGTAAGCTAATGATATTAGAACAGGGGTAGTCCCCTGAATGTCAACATACATATCAATACTAGCTACTGCGTACACTGGGTAGACTATAAGACCGGTGTTACCTGGAATGGACACCCGTGAGTCATACCCTTGAGGGGCGACCAGTGTTCCTGCACCATCATTTGTGAAAAATGAAAGAGTTGCATCACACTGCTCGTCACCAGCTCCTCCCCATTCGTAGGCAAATTGACACCGTGCATGTAACTTGTACATACCTCGCGGCAATTCAATACAATTGATAGTTCCAGCGCGGAGTGTAAGTCCAAGTGTGTTATATATTGTATTCGCTATACTAATAGGGAAGATGGTGAAAGTGTTGTCCTTTAGGTCGACGTCCGGTGAAGTTCGATAGAGAGTGAGCGACTGTGGTGCCATGTCTGGCTTCTCCTGCTGTCGCATATATTCGATCTCGTATCTCCAGTACAACTTACCGACTATCGACGCGTCCGCTTGGCCACTTGTAGCGACGTTAAAAGCGCATGCATCGTACAGGTCTGGGTCACAGCCCACCTTACCAGTACGTACCATTTTAGCTTTATACATCTCGTGGATACTTGAAACAGAAGCGACTACGCTAAAAGGAGTCCGAACGTTCTCAGTGCGTTGACCTTGCATGGATGCCAATTCTTTCTCATCTGCGGGGACCGGATCTGTAACCTTATAGTCAACAGCTATTGACACTGTACCAGTGGCAAACGCATTAACAGTGGGTTTAAAAACTAACTCGAGTCGGCGGATTCTGTAAAATTGGTTAATTTCAGCAGCTTTGGATCCAACGGGTAGAACATTGGGTAGACCAGGGTTGAAGACCAGCTTGGAGTTGCGGAAGTTAACACTCCCGTCTAAATCTCCCAACAGTTCTTCATGCACCTTGGATTTGGGTTGGGGAGCGCGCTTTGTTCTCATACTAATACGAGGTTGCATAGGCTGCGTCTGCCTCCGGGGTTGGCGATTCTTCTTAGGCGTCGCCTTCTTTTTACCCTTTTTGTTTTGATTTTTCTTTAATCTAGTAGCAACAAAAATAATAAATAATTCCTTGTTAAGGAAATTATAAATGGGGGGCTTTGTCCTGAAGGTCTATGTGAGTCTCGATCGGCGTCTCCTATTCTCTAGTAAGCCTATCTCTAGAACGGTGGACACCTTAGTATTTCTCACATTCCTCTACCCGTAGTCAGTGAATCTATGAGTACCGGGCCGCGATAATGAGGTCACGCGGTTCGTAATATGCTCGTCCCTCCACCTGAGGTGGACAAGATTGTGTGGCAGTGATTCTAGTCACACCAGCTCAGTCTCGCGGGGTCGGGTACATCAATGTTCAAAGAGTCATTGGGGTTGCTTAGGTTGGACGTACCTACAGCGGAGCTTGCGCTCTGGGCCTGCCTGCTAAAGCCTCACTTGTGATCAGTCATTCTGCCGAAATCACCGTGTACCCACATAAGTGGTACCACAACGGTGTATATGGGACTTACGTTAAGGCCGTCAACATAGTCAGAAGTGAGTGAAAATAC